TATAATATGATTGTGCTACTAGATACAAATCAACAATGTTTGTAGTTGCTGGATCAATACGAGTTGTATTATTAGCATTATGTCTATACTGATAGTCTAAGCCTTGACGACCTGATTTTACAGAGTAGTCTACTTGTAATGTTACAACATAAAATGGTGTAGTAACAGTTGGATCTTGTATTGTTTTGTAAAATTTATTTTCTGAATATGCGTAGAATAATTGTCCTACTGCGAATTCATATTTAACTGTTTCAATTTGATTTTTAGTTCCGTAAACATAATTTACATCTGTGCTGGGAACAATTAATTGTCTTGTTAAATTAATAGGATCAGTTACAGTTCTAAAGAACACATATAATCCAATGTTTGCTCCATCGTTTACATAACCAGTAACATCATTAAAAAAATCTGGATCTAAAATAAGTGTTGAGTTGTTAACATCAGTTGCCGCAACTTCAACTTGGAAGTCGTTGATGTAACCATCTGATTCAACTGTCTGTCCTAAAATATTAACTTTAGTGTCTTCTCCCAAAGCAGTAGTTTTTCCGAATTGTGTATTGATACCTAACACATTAATGAAGTCTTGTATGATTTTTCCTGTAAAAGGATCGTATACTAATTCGTTCTTGCTGAAAGTAAATCGTGTATCAGCAACACTACCAAAGTAGTATGTCAGTGACCTATATGTTACTGTGTAACGATTGTTTCCTAAACTCGTAAACTTGACAAAATAATTAGTTGCTGTAGGTGCGCCAATTGACCAGCGTTCTTGGTTGATCAATAATGAATTGTTAAAGATTAAAGTAAAGTCTTGTTGTAATTCAATTTTAAGAATTGCTTCTTGTATTACAACTGTTGACAAAGAATTATCAAAGACAGGAATAATCTGAGTTAATAAAACTCCATCAGGAACAAATCCATTAAGAGTGACTGGTCCTTTACCGTTAGCAAACGAACCCTGTCCAGAGTTGTTGCCATCTCCGACTATATTAGTAATAGTTGACCAAATGTAGTTCTTTTCACTTGCACTTGGTATACCAGAAACTAAACGATTGTTGCTATTAAAGTAATATCCAGATGGAGCAGTTAATTTTACGATTGCTCCCGTTGTTGCGTATTTTGCGTTCGTTGTTGTGAATATGCCTAATGGTGCTGGTGTTTCTATAGTTCCAGACAATGTATAGAAATAACCTGATTCACTTGATGAATCTACTGAACTAGTTTTCCAGTATAAAGTATTTCCGCCACCAGTGCCTGGATAAGTGTAACGAGTATAATTCTGAATGTAATATTGATTAGCACGATTTAAGGCTAACACAGACGCTAAGTCATCAGTAAAGAACCGAATGATGTCACTTGTGTTGGTTACTGTTAGAGACAAGAAGCCATCAATGCTGTCCTGATATAACGCACCATCATCTCCGAAAGAGTTTGTACTAGAATATTTTCCAGTTGGGTCAAGTAAGTCTAGGTTTTTAGAAACGCCGATAGAACTTCTATTGATCGCAGAACTTTTAATGATTGAACTATAGAGGGTGTATGGGAAGTTTGTGTAGTCTTCTCCATTCACCATACGATTCTGTGTGTAGTATCGTGTTGGTGCTCGTTGTTTGATTTGTGCTATTGCTTCCCTTGCCTGAGCATTAGAGACTGTTAAAGGCAATCCTAATTGTAGACTAAGAGTTTCAGTTTTACCTGTTCTGCCTACATAACTTATAGTTACAGATATGCCATTCATCTCAGAAGGCTCTACTGTGTAAGTCAAGCCGTTACTCCCACGCACATAGGCTCTAAACGTTCCTACTGGTATTTCTGAAAACACTCCGTCTCCAAAGACATAAGTGACTTGATCGTTAGCACGTGATGTTACAGAAAAGATTTTTTTACTACTAGATTCTGTTTGCAAATATGCATCTGCGTATACATTTTCTACTTCTTCCCAGGCAGTTAGCGTTTGGTCTGCATTGACTTGATATAACCATGTATCAGTGTTGTTCACCCCGCTGATACCAATCTCATATGTTTCATTTGCGATTTGCTGTTGAAACGCAGTAACAGCACGTTGTAAAGTGCCTTGTTTAAAGTAAAACATAAACCCAGTGTTTGGAGAACCAAAACCCAATCTGTCATTTCTATATAACATGTTCATTCTACCAGTTGGAGCTGGTGGAATTTCGTATATGTATGTTTTATCAAGTGATGTAGCACTTACTAATTCAAAGTTCATTGAAGTGCCGTCTACTTGTGAGACAAAAGGCACTATTGGTAATGTGTTAGCTGGAAGATTAATTGCGTACTCGCTTGTATTAACTCCGAGAATATCTGTTGTGTTTCCTGGATTACCGATTCGCTGTGTATCGATAAGAGTAGCATTGATAATTGTGTTCATTTGCTCTAACCAATTAACATTGCCTGGATCATTCCAAGTGACTGGTATATTGCTTAAGTTAACACCGTTAGCATCTGTAATGTTTTCACTTGTTCTGATTGTTTGTACTTTAAGGTAACCTGAAGCACAATTATTTCTTTTAGGCGTATAACCAACTAAGTTGGCAAGTTTAACAACTGAGTCTCTACGTTCAGCAGTATCAATAAAGTTCTCACGGGCGTTTAGATCGTTTCTGAACGCTAGTCCTTGACCCATGAAAGACATAACATCAAGCAAAGCAACAAACTCTGAACTTTCTACATAATCATTGAAGTTTTCAGGGTAATATAGACGAAGGTAATCGATGAAACTCTTTCTTAATGTTTCGTAATCGTAACTTCTAAAATCGGCCTGTGAGAAGGTTTGATAGATTGCTTTCCAATCATTTACCCCAAATAGACTCGATTGACGTGAACTTGTTGCCATAGTTGTTTCCTGTTAAGAGTATTTATCTTTATGGAAAACCAGGGTTTTTTATTAAAAAGAGAGTGTTGCGGCGTTTGTGTCTGGGTTAAAAACAATTGATATGTCCCCAGGATTGTTGAAAGGATTAATTGATAATTGAACTTCGACTAAGATACCTTCTTCTCTTTGCCATGCTCTTATTGTATTAATGTTTATTCTACTGTCTGAACTTGCTACTCGTCTTATTTCATTCTGTAAAGCAGTTGAAACATCAGCAGTATTTGGCTCAAACACAAAGTCCCAAAGAGTAGTACCGTAAGCTGGTTGTCCTACTTTTTCGCCTCTTCGAATATTCAAAGCATTAATAAAATCTTGTATGACTAATTGCTCATCTATGAGTTTAAATTTCTTACCAAAGACAGTAGGGTCTGTGATGCCATTGTTAACACCAGTTGCACTGACAGGGATAGGATTAACCGTTCTTGGTTTATCTGCGCCTATTGTTGAAAATCCTATAAATGTTGCCATACTTCTATTTATATCCTATGTTATTTCTTTTGGAATCTAGCGACCGAGTCAATACCGGTTAACTCTTGGCTGACATTATGATGCAGTACATAAGATCCATCTTGCTCACCTGCCCAGAATGCTGTATCTCCAGCATTAATAACAGCAACGAACTTCTCACCTATACTCTCAATTGAAACAACTTCGTCCCAAAACTCTTTGTTATCTTTCATACATAGAATTTGCTTGTTCATCAAGTCCGGTGCGTCAATAAATTCTGAATCTTTAGTAAAGATTGGAGCAGTTGTAGAACAGTTTAATGAGATGCCTTGTGCTGTTTCAATGCGAACACATGGCTGTAAATCTACTACATTGAATACTACTGAACCAATGTATGTATTGAGTTCTTCATCTGCTGTGTTTAACGATATAGCATATCCTTCTCTTAACTGATAAGCCTGTTTAATTTCTCTGCCATTAAATATCTCAGATTCTACTAAAGGTATATAACTATCTAGCAATACACAACCGCCGCCGAATGTAAGTCCACCACCTGGAATATTAGGTGGTACAGTAGGTGGACCTACAACTGCTTCTACTGTGTTATCTACTACTGCTTCTCCGCCTGGCACCACGACTTCTTCTTCTGTCACAACTGAATATGTGTTTAAACCGTCATCAAAGATTGGATTAAATGTATCTGTT